ATAACTGTATTGTCCCCGACACGGATGGCGACGCATCACCTGGATTGTTTCGTATACCGCCTAGCGGTTGCAACTGACGCTTCCTCTTGTCGAGTGCATCCACCTTCAATCGCTTGTACTGCACTGTTGCCATAGCGATCTTTGGATCACTAGGCAGCGGTTCATTGATGATGTCCATGATCTTGTCGTCGATGTCCTCACCTTGTATTGCTCTTGCCTTGCTGTAGGCTTCCCAGGCATCCTGGTCCTTTTGCACATGCCTATAGATTGTCCTCTTGTTGGGAAGATGCTCAGATGTATCACAGATCTGTGTCAAGCTCTCGCCATCAATTAGCCGATTACATATCTCGTCCATGTGCTTTGTTGTAACTGTTGACATTACTTTTTCTTTTTCTTTGGCTTGAAGCCACCCTTCTTCTGCGTCATCATCTTGTACGTCTTTGGGTCAATCGTAGACTTCTTTTTGCTTCGTGATGTACCAGCCTTTTTCCTTGCATTGATATTCCTATACAATGACATAGCTATTTCCTCTTCTTTGTTGGTTTAGCTTTCTTACGCTTTGCTGCTGTTATGATGTCGCCCCTGGTAATCTTTTTCTTATCACCGTACATAGCAGCGAGTTTCTTGTTACGTGGCTTCATCTTACTTCCTTGGCTTCTTTTTTTTCTTGATATATCCTGGCATGTCTATCCCTTCTTTTTGTGACGGTTAGCAAAATTCCTGGCAGCTTCGACACTACCGAAACCCCAGGCTTTCAACGCAAGTGCTTTGCGTGTCGGATCGCCGTTTGGCTTTTTCATTGGACCTTTCATGCCAGCAAACCGTGCAGCAAAAGATACACGTCTAGGCGATGTCCCCGTCTTCAGCGGTCGCTTAAGATTTGCCCCTTCGGTACGCTTGAAATGATCGCGTCCCTTTTGGTTCAGACCACCTTTTTTGTTCTGATAAATTTTTTTGACCATGATGAAAAGGGTGCGAACCCCTACGCCAATCTGCGAGGATATAACAAAGGGGTCCGCATACATAGGAGGAAGGAATTAATGAAAAAATAAGCCAGACACGTCTGACCGATTATACCAAATATACCGTCCTTCTTATGTCATTCATACCACAATTTGTAGAGATACCTAACTTTTCCTATCGGTAAACGTCACAGCTTGTAATACAGACGCACCAGGGCATCCGTATACTTACGTCGTACTGTGCGATGATCAACACGCATTTTGCGTCCCAAAGCAGACCAGCGTGGACCCCGTTCGTTGAACGCTGCGCTATGCGCCACTGCCCAAATCAATCGTTTGTCGTCCGCATCCATGTTCGTATCGTTAAGTAAATCCATAGCCATTTCAAATCGCGTGACTTGCTCTGGTGTAGCTTTTGGTAACGACGGTGTGAAATCATGCCAGCCATAACTTTCCCATGTTTTTACGTACTCGACCCAGCTTGACATCTTTTGTTTGCGAATAGCGGGTGGTAGCTTTCGCTCTGTTTCTGCTGCTTCAAGAAACAACCCATCAAGTGCTGCCATATCACGCAGTCGAGGATCGCTTTTGTCCCTGACACTCATGCTTAGTCACGCTTAACTAGACACGCTTTGCGTGTAGTGTTTTTAGATACCAGTTTTGAGTGCAATACTTTGAGTGCATAGCTATGTCTTATGCGCCTTCGGCGATTGTAACGAACCCCCAAAATTTCTGTCAAGAGTAAATCTTTGGGTCGTGGTCGTATCGTGTCATACCAGGTCATACGTGGTCATATACCCAGTATTTTTTTTATCCAGCGTCGCCATGCTGGTGCATTTTCATCAGCATGCCAGAACTGTTGTTGAAACAAAACGTCTTCTGTTTTTTCTTCAATTGGCTGCTTGACCGCTTTCTTTTTGGATGCGGGTTTGGCTGCTTTGGTTTGGTCTTTCCTTGGTCTTCCTCTTGGCATCGATTTCACCTTGTAGTTGTTGTTCCACTTGCAGCATGATCCGTGCTTGTCCCTTTATCGTTAGTTCGATGTCAACGTCGACACCATCCAGGAACGCTTTGACTTCGGTAATCGATCGGCACACACCATACTCATACCCCAGGGCGATAAGCTGCTCACCGACGATGCGCTGCTGCTCTGTGGGGTAATTCTTTGGCTGCTTCAACTCAATGAACAATGGCATTGTCTTTGGCAGCATAATGATAAGATCGGGAAAGCCTGGCAATACACCCATTAGCTTTTGCTTGTGACGGTAATTAACGTGGTGTCGTCCTTCATTGGGACTGTGATGTATCATGTACGGTTCTGGCAACACCAGGTCCAGCCACTTGACGACGTGCTTCTGCAAATCATCTTCGGATGTGTACACACGTATCATACACCACGATCTATGTAAAAGTCGTTTGGCTGCACTTGCCCTTTCGTCAACTCTATGATCCTGGACATGTAATTCTTCGATCCACGGTTGCTGGGAATAAGACGATCTTTGTGTCCTTTTGGTAAGCACCAGCGTCTAGCCATCTGTGCGTGTCCCGCATCAAGAAGGTTTGCCAGTTGTCCGTATGACCAGCCTTTTTGTAATCTATAGTCGTTCAACGTCAATTTATTTTGCCTAATTCATACTTTTTTAGTCATATATACAAATTATATCTTGACGTTATATGACAAGTCAATCTACTGTTAGTAAAAAACCCTATCGGAAACCGACAAATGAATACTATAATGCAAACAAATCTACCGTTAATATTGAAAGACGATCACATGTCGGGTCATTTGTTAAAAAAAGCTATAGAACGCAGAGGTGTTAAAAAAAAGCACGTTGCCGACAAAAAAGGTATTACAGCGTCAACATTGGCACGTCAGATGGCTGGCAAGCATAGCTTGTCACTTAGAGATATACGCGAGTATTCAGAAATTCTTGATTGTCCGTACGAAGAACTGCTGCTGGACATTGCACCATTGCGTCTACTTGGAATGGTTACAGATATATCGCGTGTTGCTCTTGACGATGCGTCAGTAAAGCCAAAACATATACTGCCACCTTACTCTATACCTAGTAACTATGTCGGTTTAATAGATAACTCGCACACGCAACCAAATCTATACATATTCGACCAACGGCACATGCACATGCAAAGCATAGATGTTAGTTGTTATAAAGCGTTGTGCGTTATAAAACTTACACAAAAGGGTTTTGAAACTGGTCAATCACAACTGACAAGTAGAAGGTGGTCGCATCATGTTTTTCTTGGGTATCTTTATCCAGAACCCAATAATTTATACACATGTGCTAGTATTGCCTACTCTGGAACGCAATATACTGGTCTAGAACTATCTTGGGCAGCACCTATTCTTGCTTATCATTACAACCCTACAACGCTAGGGTGGCAGAATGTTGAGTGATATTGAACACCGTATAGCCACACTTACGGCTAAAATACAATTCTCTGGCAACAGACCAACGCAAGTACCAGAAACAAATGAGCATCACCATATACATAATTGGCATTGTGAAACAATAAACCGTACACGCTTTGCGCGACGAGTTATTACGTATAGTTACGAGAAGCCTAATGGGTTTACGGTTAAAGATTTGGTGCATGACTTACGCATAAGCGATGTAGCCGTGCGTGAAATGATTAACTATAGTATTAGCCAAGATTGGCTGGCAAAGAACGTTGCCACTAATACCTACAAGGTCACAGAGTATTCGCTAGAACATAATTTCAAATATGTAAAGGCACACATGGCAACGTGCCAAGCATGGATTGCTGAACTTAATTCATTGTTGACGGTCTACAATCACGATGCGGTCAACGGGGTTCCTTACTTCGACCCTACAAAATTCCAAGAAAAAAAATAAGTAACCGAAATTAATTTTTAAGTCACTTATGCAAAAACATTAGTTATGTTATTCGATTGCCTATGTTTATTGATGTTTTGCGTCAATACTATTTAAGTGACTTAGATAGCTACCTATTATACACTAGATGTATTACAGCAATAAAGCTTGTCATAAAACGTCAAATTATTATCCTAGTAGAAAACACTGGAAGGACTAATGATAGAAGCAGATGTAAGCTGGGCATCACGGCACAGCTATTATCACCACAGCAATTACCGTAGACGCAGCAAGACAGATATATTCTTTGAGAAGTGCTACGTTCGACCGCTGGTAAACGATGCCTGGACGGTTATCAAATCAAATGAAGCAACACCCGAACAAAAAGCAGATTG